GACCACTTAAAGCCGCTTGATTTTAGCTTGGCAATCATCTCTCTATCTGGCTTGGTGTCGAAATTAACTCGTAGCCTGTCATCGCCATAATCAAGGTCAACCGTGCCGCCGTCAAAGTCGTAGCTAGTTTCACGATCACCGCTTGCCGCCATTGATGCTGATAATTCACGTTTTTTAAGTTCATCAATACGGTTTTTGGTGTTTTTGATGGTGGCGTTGTTGTTGGTTAGCTCGTAAGCCGCATAGCCGTTAGCCATCCCATCCTTCCATCGCTCTGAAATATCCAGCTTAGATGCTTCCGCACCAAAGCCCGCGTCAGTCAACTTAGCGCGTTTTTGGTCATCGCTTAGCGTTTTGCTTTTGATGATTTTATTAACGGCTTTCATGCGGTCCTGCATTCCCTGCAATCGGCTTAGCTTAAGTTCTTGCTGTTGGATTTCAGTTAGCGGTTTGGCGGGTTCTACTGCTGCCGCTGGCACTACCGTTACCGCTGGTTTTGTTTTCCAATCAGGAAAATCACCCTCAACAACTTCCGATTCAACAAATGAGGCATAAGCGTCATCAATCTGGCTTTTAATCTTGCCGATCTCGTCGGTCATGATGTTTTCAGGCGGACGGACAGCACTGCCCTTGCTGTTAATGCTGATTGCCGCCTCGCCATTGTCGTTAATTTCAACATAGCCAACCACACCCCCATCTTTAGTGCCAAATTGACCGACCACGCCATTTAAGACTGAATCAAAGATACTTTCACTAACAGCACCGTTAAAATCGCCCCATGACACTACACCATCATGCTGTTTGATTATTTTCTCGATAATCCACGCGGTTCTGGTTTTTTCTGATACTTGGTCAATATCAAGGGTTTCTTTTTCGTCGTCGTCATCATTGACGGCTTCAAACATTGAGTAAAACTCAAATGGTATGGGTATGCTCTCAGAACCCTCAGTGAACGCCACCAATTCATAAGCCTGTCTGAGTTTTTCAGGCGTTATGTTTTTGTTCTTTGTTAATCCAGCATAAACATCCGTTTCGTCAAGTTCGCTATCAATGCCAAAATAATCACCTACCAACAGCATTAAATCGGTATCTCTATGTCCGTCAATAATAGCTTTTTTGACTTCTTCGTCTGACATTGTAGGCGTGGTTTTATCCATTTCAGGATAAACAGCCGATTGCTTACTTAAAAACTCATCCACAACAGGCTTAATCACATTAGCCACGAATGCTTTAACGTCCAAGTCGAAAGGTAGCGCAAAACCCCATGATTTAAGGTCTTCTAGGGTTTTGGTTGAGTCGAAGTGATTGCGATTAATGCCAGTCGTTTCATCCATTGTTTCAAATGTTACTTTATATCCATATCTATCTTGAACTTCAATTTGCACCCAGCTATTGTTATCAAGCACTATTGCTACGCCTTGACCTGCAAGTGTCTCTTGCCTTTCAAACAATGGATTTATAGATAATATTTCAGCAAAAAAAGCTTCTTTTACACTTTCCATAATCGCCTTTAAAGACTTATGCGCAATATCCTTAATTTCATGACTTGTCGGATTAGCCGATAAATAAGCAATCGCTTTTTTCTTAATCGCTGCGCTGATATTTGCGGCTTCGATGTTCGACTTGGCAACGGGGTCTATGCCTTGAGCTGGTTGTGCAGGATTTATTTCGCCTTTAATCTGATTAATTTCTGGTATTTCACCGTTATTTATATTAATAAGCATATCTACAATTGCTTTATCAGGTGTTTCAAACGAAGCAGAGTAATAACTATTACCTTCATTATCAACAAATCTTATGCTGTAATCTTTTGATTTTGGTGAGTAATTGCAAGTAAATACCGCGTCAATCATTCTGTATCTGAATGATATTGACTCGTCGCTAATTGTTTTTAGCTGCTCATTTCCAGAGCTAACAACAGCATCAATCATATTTTGAACAATGTTTTTTTGCTCAGATAGCTCTGGGGAAACCTCTGGATTAACTACCTCCTCTGGAAACCCATTACCATAATCAACACCATAATCAGGAAAGTTAGGATCGTCCTTAATAGCTACAACCTCATTATCAATATCAAGGTATTCAGTACCATCTGCACTTTGCCAATTGCCATCTTCATTGCGCATTATTTCAACAGTGCCGTTGTCTGGATCGTTATAAGTATGCGTGGCAATAAATCCGCCGCCAGCCGTAGCAGGGTTAATGACTTGCTCAACCTCTTTATCATCGGCGGCTTGCTTAGCTATCTCATAATCAGCTTGTGCCTGTGCCAATTCTGATTCCAGTGTACCGATTTCGGTTTTTAGGTCAGTGATAGCCTGATTTTGCTCGGAAACTTTCCCGTTTGCACGCTGGAACGCCGCGCTGTTCTTTTCTGCCAGAATCATAATGCGCTTTGCTACATCCATAGGCTTTAAATCTTCGCCTTTTTCTGGAGCAACAATGATAGTAATGTCCTTTTTATTCAGCATCCACTTCCATGCAATAACGGTATCTGCTGGGGTTATTTTTGCAGGGGTTGAATCTGGGTTGTGAAAAACGATTGAAATTGTCTGCCCATCGGTTAGATTGAACAGTGCGGTAAGCATGGTAACGCCGTCTTTTTTATATGGCCCGATAATCTGCGGCGATGCTTCGCCTTCTGCTGGCTCAGCTACCTTTAACTCAGTGCCAGCACGATTAAACGCTCCACGCACCACGCCCATTCTGCGCTCCAATTGAGCATAGGGCATATTCAGAGAGTCAAGGAATGCGCTTTCTGGCAACATGCAGTCGCCATAATCATGATAAATGTCGTCTGCATTAATGGAATCCAACAGCAAGCCGTCATCTTTATCAATAGCCTGCATTTCATAAACGATGCGAGCGGTAGTTGTGCCAATCGGCATACCTTCTGGAGTCCAGTGAATCTGTTTCATTTGTTCGATCTCTGTAATTGGTAAATTATCGGCGGCAATCGGCTTGGTCATATCGCCGTGCTTAAGCCATTGCTTGAATTGTTTAATCGTTAGTTCAACCATGCTATGTAATCCGTTCCAATCACGGCTATAACTCAACTGGTAATCACTTTTTGCAAAGGATTCACCAAGATAGCAAAGCATTACCTTGTGTTCGTCGAATTTGCCATTGACGTATTGGTTAATCACATAAATACGGTCTGATTGCGGGTAACTGCCGATAAAGCAATCAAGATGATCGCCGTCATTGCCAGTTGTATTAAGTATGTAGCCATAATTAGCGGCCAATCTACATGCCCAGCTTTTGCCGTTTTTGTCTACGCCAGTTCGCAACGAGTATTGCGGTTGCTCAATGGCAATGCGTAACCCGTGCAGGTTGAACTTGCCTTTTTTATAGTTCCCAGCTTCAACTTGCTTATCAGTTGGCAATGGCAATGGGTTATTGCCAAATGCCCCACTGTGGGCAGCGTTGTCTATTTTTATGAATGTATCTGAACTAGGAGCTGCCATGATGTACTATCGCCTTAATATTGTGACGATATTTTAGGCATTATGAGAGGGGTGGAATGATGGGTTTTTCTTTTTCAACAGACACAAAAAACCGCCTTGTTATCAGCGGTTTTTTTAATATGTTAGTGATTTTTTATTATCACTTACGCCACTAAGCGGCTTTTTTTTCAGGATCAACCAGCTTAGCCGTCTCCTCTTTAACAATGGCAATCTGCTCTTTAAGACCATCGCGCTTTTCAGTCAGTTGAACAATCTGCTGTTTTTTTGACGTGGTTGTACTGGTGCGTGGCGTTGGGTCTTTCTTTTTAGCCATTGCCGCCTGAAACTTGGTGCGGCCAGCATTCATAATGCCGATAATTTCATCAACCGCCTTTTTCTGGTCATCCTGATTTTTAATAGGGGTGATCTTTTTGTTAATCACCACCTGAAAGACATCGCCGCTTTCTTTGATTCTGAGTACCAAAGATTGAGAGTCCAGAAATGCAATAGCAATCTCTCGATACTTAACGCCATTGGTACGTTTAACCTTGCTTATTTCAGCACTGGCGGCCTTTTCGTCTTCCTGCATGGTCTTGTTGCCAGCGCGGGTAAAGATGCCTGTAATCTGCTTTAGAGCCTTAGCCGCACCCTGTTCTGTTGCCAAGTCCGTCCATGAGAAAAGCGGGGTTTTGTCGTGTTTTACTGTATTCATTAGATTGGATTTCCTGTGTTTCCGCCGCCCGTTTGAACGCCACTATGCTTGTGTGCCGAACCTACGCTCACGCCGTTATGTTTAAGTGTCGCGCTATTTATTGCTACATTGCCAGTTGCATTGATTGTCAAATCGCCTGACAAGGTAACGGTCAAATTAACCGCATTAAATGCCATTTCAGCATCGGCAACCAACTGTATGTTTTGATGGTGGAATCGCCGCCATCCGACATCGTTACCCGCTTTTGGGCAGCGATACCCAACTATGACGGGGTGGTTCTGATCGCCGTTGATAAACTCTACCCATATTAAATCATCGGGCAACAGTTCAATCTCAGTTGGCACAGTGCCTACCTTGGTTCGCGACTTATCACCAAGCGGGTAGCATATTTGCGCCTCTGGCAATACATCGCCGCCGTCCGTTATTTGCGGTATTTCTACCCGCGCAAGGCGAGTTGCCGCATCGTACACGCGAACTACGGCGGGGTATTTGCCTAAAAACTGCTGTTCGCTCATGCTATTAAGCGGCCTTTGACCGTAGCCACATTACAGCAACACTGATTGCCGCATCTAGTACGCACTCAAACACATCACCAAAAATGACTCTCAGGTCTTTTTTTACCTTGGCGTGCTTTTCGGCATTTGATAGCCCTGCTAGGTTTTCTGAGTCTTTAACAAACATCCGCACATCATTCCATAACCGCGCACCCAGTACGCCTTTCGCTAACTGGCTGATTGCCGCCTGCTTTAATTCAGGTATTAATTGCATCAAAACCTCACATCAATAATAGTAATGACAGGCACATCAAATGCACCTGTCTGAATATCGGATTGCGTTGTAGCACAGCCGCTAAGTAGTAAAGCCAGGCTATACGCCCACTTTTTCACTGGTTGCAGCCGTTAAATAGGCGTTCACCGCGCCGCCTAGGGTAGCCAATCCGTAGGCGATAGAGTTTAAATCGGTTTCTGGAATTTCGATATTGCCAAACTTTAACCCCGCGCCGATGATAATTAGTAGTGCGTTCATCACCAACTGTCTGTTCTTCCATGCTGCCGATGACTTAAGGCTTTCGCCTGCTTTTAATGCGTCTAACGCTAAAAATATTTTTCCCATTTAATACACCTACTTCAATAATTTGTAATACTTTTTAAAAAGGGCGATACGGTTATCTAAACCATGTGTCCTACCGTTTACCCGCTTAGTCACAGCGGTAATAACTTCCACTCGATCCCCTTTGTCGCAAATTGGTAAAATCTCTTTGATATGGAAAAACCAAGCGGCTGATAACAAGGGGTATTTAGTGGCAACCAAATCAGGATTTTTAACTAAATTGTCCATAGTTATATCGCTGAATAACCTGAAACTTTCTTTTCCAGTTAGCTGAATATAACCTTTTCCAGAATAGTGAAAGCCATCGCCGCTCGCTTCATTGCCGTTGCCCATGCGGTTAGCGTAAGCAATATTAGCAATCCGAACTGGCTTGCGAGCGCATTCATTGGCTAATTGACGATTAAAGTATTTAGGAAACACCTTAAGCAAGCCCTCTGCTGAATAGTTAAGGTTTTCTCTAATAGCAGTAAACCCAGCACTTTCGTGATGACACTGACTTAAAAAGTGTGCCAGTCGCAATGGGGTATTGATTTTGAATTTATCAATGACGGCGGGCAATTCTGCCATTACCGATTTAGGGGCAACGCCCTGTAGTCCTTCGATGTTCATGCTAATACCGATAGTTTTTTGTTAGCGGTATTTTATGGTGACTTTTGTAGGTGGAATGGTGGGTTTTTCCTGATTAACTCGCTACATCCCCTAGCCATAATTTTGTATATTGCTCACTACCACTTGAGTCTAGGCCGCCCTCGAACACATGAGCTGCTGTAATAACTGCATATTGACCAACGCCCTGTATGTCTATCACATCTCCCGCACAAATACGGGTATCAAAGGCTATTTTATTAATCTCCTTACGCCTTACCAGTACGCGCCCCATGTTCTGTAACTGCCTTTCATCCTTATTGGGTACAAAGGTAGATTTGCGGGTTTTTGTCTTGTTGCCATAAATGAAATTGCCGTTATCATCAATCGAGTAAAACGTAGGAATTTCATGACGCTCTAAAAATCCGCTGTCAAAGTCCTTTACTGAGCTGTTTGGCAAGCTCATGACAGGGGTTTGCTTCATCAAATCCTGCAATCTGAACAATGCCATTTTGCCATTTTTCCACCGAACAACCGCACCTTCTTCCTGTAAGGTCTTGGCAATATCAACCGTAGGATAATGGCCTGCATAGCAATAAAATCGCTTCACTGGCAGGTCGTTGTCGATAGCCTTTAAGGCTGCCCCGCTTGCTCGATAAATAGCCTGTATCGTGGTTTTTTCTTTGAGTATGGCGGTCTTTAGAATGAATGAAGCCTTGTAGACAGACTCCAGATAGGCGAATATCTCAATGAATGACATCTCATGTTCGCCTTGGCTTTGCCTGCCCGTTGGGGCTGCTGACTTGACGATATAAAATCGGTCGCTACCTGCGGTTATTGTTTGCCCTTCTGATAACAGCTTTCGCAATTCATTATCCACGCGAATGATCGCGTGCAATGTAGCAGGAATGGGAACTAGGTCTGAACGCAGGACGGCTGATTTTATTAAATCGCCGCGAATTTGTTTACCGTTCGATGGTATTAGTATCATTATTCACAGCAATAGGTTCAAAATCAGGGCAGTCTGCCGCCCGTTTCCCTTGCCCTTGCCCTTGGATAATCACCTTATCGGTTGTAAATACCTGAGTATGCTTAACGCAATCCATTTTTACAGGGCATGAGCCGTTAGTACAGAAAAACCTGCTTTTCATTGGTAACGCCTTTTTTTCCAGTTGCTATATGTCTTTTCACGCCCGCTAAATATAAAAAATATCAGCGTACAAAAGAGCAATACTATGAATATTGCAGTAGGGAAAAGCCTCATAAAATACTCACGACTGAGCATGAAAAAGCCTCGCGCTGCATATTCATCTCACACTGATTTATATCGCCTTGTATCTCAGCAACCGACCGACCGTAAACATCAACACCCAATGACCGACTGGCCTCAAGCAATACGGCATTTTCTTTCTCAACGTAATAGACAAACAGCGGGCTAATAATCGACCACTCACCAAGACTAATATCGGTTGCGCTGGTTATCGCTGGATATGGCGTAGGTGGCACAGGAGCAGGTACGGAAATTGGAATCAATAAATGCACGTCCAATGCCGCGTACCCCTGATAAAAGCGCACAGCCTTTAAAGCAACGGCGGTTAAATCAGGAGTCTCAAGCATATTACCAGCTAGATGCTCTTCCATGTACCGCGTTACTAAATCAGCTATGGTAGCCATTAGATGAACTGTGATGTAGCAGGGATGGTTTCACCGAAATAGTGATAGAACAATGTGCCGCTAATCATCAATGCTTGACTGCGGTTTTCCCAGTCTGTATCGGGGCTATCTGGCACAAAGAAACAGCCAGTGTAGCGTTTGCCGCCAACATGACGATCAGGCGTGCCGTGATACGCGATACAATCAAATTTACCCGCATTCTGCCCGCTGGTAGCAAGAATATCCAAGAAAGCCTGCTCAATAACATGCTTTTGCGTTTCGTAAAATGCCAAAGGCCCTTGCATTGCAACTTTTTGTTGTTGCTTTTCCCACCGATTAAAGCCAACAGGCATGGCTAGGTCAATTTCACCTGCCGCGCCCGCTTCTGCCCAAGGGCATTGCTTGGTTAAAACCCACAGGCTTTCATGACCTGCAATCTGTAAAGAAAAATCGGATGATATGGCGACCTGCCCAGCGGCAACTGACCTGTCATATAATAGTTTGGCATCGCTTAAAGAATTGTTCGCCATGTTTAAATCTCGCTTATGTTTAATGTTTCATGCAATTTGCAATCGTTTTGCAAATATTGTTAGTTCCGCTTATCACGCTGTTTAGTCGGTCTAAAACCTCCTTAACCAGCTTGTAATCGCCTTCTTTGTTCTTTTTCCACCCTTCGTAGGCCTTGCTATTGAATGCCTTATCGACAATGCTCATAGGTAATTCCAATGCGCTATTTATCGGGGTATTCATGTACAGGCTAAGATTAACTACTGCGTTAATTTGATCGCTTAGCCAGCTCTCTCGCTGACTTCGATAAACAGGAATGGGGGCGAAATCGTGTTGGCATTAAATCCAACTCACCCCCTTGCTCATCGCTTGTTTTTGCGGGTAATACGCAAATTCCGTACTGGTCAAAATCAATGGAAACCATGTGGTCCAGTTTTGGCCTATGGATTCGATAGGCCAGCATCAATGTCTCAAAATCGCTATCTGGATAGGCTAGAAAGGTATTGATGCGATTCTCTAGCCAGTTGTCCAAGTCCTGTTCTAAATCAAATTTAACGGGCTTTTCATTTTCAGCTATCAGTTGCGCAGCCATACCGCCGACCAACCAGTGCAAGTAACCATCATGGCTAAATGAGGTAGTAAGGCGTTCAATTGATTCCGCCATTGCGCCTGTCAAGTGCTGGATAAACCATTTATCACCGCCGTGTTCACCCAACTCAACGCGGGTAAAATCAGGCGATAGGTTTAATTCAAAGTCCAGATAGTCATGATAAAAACTATTGTTGCTTGCAGGGAAATTAGGGCCATCCAATCTGGTGTAGGACATATACCAACTAACCGCTGTTATGCGCTCCTGAGCTGTCCAATTAATGGGGTCATCATCAACACCCTTAACTGACTTAATCGCATGTCTTAGTAACTGTGTCGTGGTGGACTCAAGTTTGGTGGCATCAATGCCAGCTAATTCAATCGCTTGGTTAAAGGTCAATTCCTTTAGCTCTATCGTGAATCGGTTGGTGCGCAATTGAGGTAGGGTTATCACAGGATTCCGTTACTAAGGTTTGGATTAGCAACAGTTTAATGAATGGATACATGGATAAATGGCGGGTTTTTCTTTTTTGGCGGGCATAAAAAAACCGCCGTGAAGCGGTTTCTTTAGTTTGATTAAGCTATGCAACTGCTTCCAGCTTGGCTACGCGATAGCGTTTTTCAAAATACACCTGTCCCTTCCCTGTGATAAGTGTTTTAAAGCTTGGGTGCGATACGCCGTTATTATCAACGTGAGGCGTTTGCTCAATGGAAACCAGTAGCCCCCTGTCAATTGCGCTTTGATACGGGCGGTTGTTTGCCATTAAGAATTTATCATTGCGTAGCAGCATGAACAGCCTATTCTGGCCTGTACCGATAACCTTGGCGAAATCACCAACTGATACCTTGCCATCGGTATTGCGCACCGCTTCGGCAAACTCAACTTTTGGCTTGTCTGATTCTATTTTTAATTGCAGGGATTGTTTTTCGGTTTCTGATTGCACTAATGCAGTAAGTGCTTCAAGGTAGCTTGTGGGTAGTTTTGGCTGTACGGCCTCAAGCTCTAGCCATCTATCAACTATAGCCGCCCTATATTTGACTGAATAACCGCTAACCAGAATATCGCATTCTCTGCGCGGAAGGTTAAAACATGGTAAATCCTTGTTTTGCTTTGATTTATAAGAGCCGCGAAAAACCGCGTGTCCTATTTCAAGCTCATCAAGCATTTTGCGAATATCGACAAGAACCTTGTCATGGTCTTTTTCTGTCAGCTTAGCAATCTCTAAAGATGACATGGTTTGTGTGGCCGTGGTGCTTAGTAAATTTTGCATTTGATAACCTTTTGAACGATAGGTTGTTGAACGATAGTGGAGTACGGAGGTCCTTGTTCAAGGGATTTTCAGCCGCTAAGCCTATCCGTACAGGTTTATTGTATCACTAAAGCTTATTTTTTGTTTCTAAATTTAGACCAATCATCTTTATCAATGGCTGTTAATGAATTTAGCTTAATTTGCACGGTTAAACTGGTAAAGTCGCCGTTCTTATCAACTGGTGACGCGGTGTCAAAGCTAACGCTCTCGATTACCATAGGGCTTATGGTCATGCCCTTATAATTCAAGGCAATCATTACAGGTGACTTAGAAGGCAACAGCACATTAATTGCATCCTCTTTGCCTTTTATGCCATCAATACCCCTGCTTAATAGCGTGGATTGGTCAGCTAGTTTTTGTGGAAGCGACCATGCCATAATTTGCGACAGTGGTGACATAACTTCCATCTTTGGATCACGCCACGCCCTAAAGAACAGGTTTATCGGGTAATCTAAAGGCGGCATTCCACTGAAAACTTGGACGCTGTTCAGTTTTGTAATGCCCGTGCGCCCCTCAAACTGCTTAAGGAAGTCACCTGCTTCTTTGCCAGATTTTGACTCCTTACCCTGCAATGCATCAACAACGGGTTGCAATGCCCCGCTTTGTAACATCGCCAAGAGCATGGGGGCTTTAGATTCAGCCCCCGAACTTTCAAAAGGCGATTGCCAGTTCAAAGAAACACTTAACTGTGCGCCGTCCACTAGCGGTGCTTTTACAGTTATGTCCTCAGTCCCTTTGGGACGCTTACCATCACGATCAACCTCATAGATAGTAGCAATCAAATGAGGCGATAAGCCATCCCACAACGAACTCAGTGCTGGAGTAGTAGGCTTATCTTGTTGACCGTTTTGAACTGGCATAAACCGTTATTTCAAGCCAGTTTTAACGCGCATACGCATTGACTTAGCTCGCTTCATCATCGCGCCCGCGCTATGGCTTTTCATGCCAGCTTTGCGGATTGCCGCTTTTTGTGCGCCTGACAAATGAACAGAACCGCTGATACGCTTGTTAATGCGTACTTTTTTGCCGCCGCGAATCACTGTACGTTTTTTGTACACTGCATCAAGAATTTCATCTTCAACGCTACGCGAACCCGCCTTATCAAGAAAAGCGAATGAGTCCATATCGTCACCCGCCGCGTCGTCATCTGGCAGTTCTTCAATGAGCAAATCACGAACACGGTTAGCCGTTTCTTCGTCATCTAGTACATTAATCGCATCAGCCTCATCAACGCCGTGTAACAGCATATAATCAACTGCAAACCCAGCAACAATATCAAAAGCGTCAGCTTCGTCTTCGTCGATTTCGCCATTTTTGTTAGCATCAATAATGCCGATAAGTAATGCCTGCAATCTGTCTGCAAACGTCTCGCCTTCTGCTAACGGAACATCCGCGTCTGCCCATTGCTGGATAGCCGCCGCCGCTTTCAGCTTTAAGTCTGAAACAGCATAATCCGCTACGCCATCTAAAAATGGCTGTTCTTTTTCTTTTTTACCAGTGTCACAGCCATCCAAGATAGGCTTATCCTTTCTTAGTAGTCTGGCTCTGGCTTCTTCCGTTAAAAATCCCATCTGTTACACCAATGTTTGAGTTAGGTAAATTTGTCTGGTCGTGCCGACAAAGCAGGGGTAAATGTTTATGACAACCGCATCAACCAGTACGCCATGCGGTGCAACTTCATAGGCAAAGTAGTCAGTCGCAAATGACGGATTAGTTTCGCTTGGTTCAGTCACCCAGCCAGCGGCATATAAGTCAGCTCGCATTTGATGCAGGAACTCACCCATTTTTTTAACAACGGTATTGATGTCTTTTTGCAGAATGTCTTTACCGTAACGGGTAATTCTTTCCTGTACATCAACCGACATATCAATGACTGAGAATAGCTTGCGCTTGCTGTTAGATACCGCCGCGCCTGTTAATGAGTCAAAGAATACATAACGGAATCCGCCTGTGTAAGTCTCACCAATGACAGGGTTGATATGCGCCTTTGCCAAGTCGTTTTTATCAAAGTTTGTAACCTGAACAAGTTGCGTGATGTTTTGGTTGTACAAAGGATAATCGCGCCCTGCAATCGGGTTTTTCTTATTTTCACAGTAGCCACGCGCGTTTTTCATCGCGTTTCTACGACATGCGTAAGCAATCAGCAACGTGGCCCTACCAATGATGGTCTTGCCATTAATACCTGTTGGATCGGTCAACTTTAAAGGCGACCAATAAGCAGGCACTAAATCGGATGATTCGTAGTTGCCACCGATGTTCAATTGCTCATAAAACGCAATAGCGGCATCTTTTGTTAAGCTACCTGAAATATCAATCGCCAGAATACGGTTTGTGTCATACGCCAACTGGACCAATTGAGCAATCAAAGCGGGGGCTTGTGAGCCGCCAGAACTGATATAGCCGTAGTTCAGGTTAGTGTTGTGCAACAAGACACGCGCTGCCGAATAATCGGCTGTCGTGTAGCCTGTACCGCCCTCAGTGAAGCAAACCAGCACGCCAGATTTTGACCATGCAGGTTGACCGCTGACACCATACCCGTAAGCTGGAGAGCCAACAGGAATACTGGTAATGGTTGCACCAACACTAACCTCTACCGCGTCAGTTTGCTGACTAACAACATCAGGAAGGTAAATGGAGTTTTGATAATCATCAAGTGCCGCTGGATCAAGTGAGCCAGTGAAGTCATACAGCGGGTTATTGTCTTTGTCTTTAATAACGAGACGAATAACACCGTTGGCCGCGCTTACACCGCCTACCCGTTTATCTTCGGCATGAATTTCACACTGAATGCCGTCGTTAAAGCACTCAAGATGCTTAATGGCTAAAAGATAAGGCGTTACTGGAATAGTTGTTACTGCCGACCATGCAATAGGGTTAGCAATACTAATAGTAGGGGCAACTGTATAGCCTGTGCCGCCCGCTGAAATAGTCACGCCAGTAATAACGCCAGCCGTAGCGGTAATAGTACCCACTGCGCCCGTGCCAACACCTGTAAAGGTCAGTGTTTGACCTGTCACATAGCCCGTACCACCATTAGTGATGGTAACGGATGACTGAACAACGCCAGCAAGCACGGTTGGCGTTAGAACAGCTCCAACACCCATAGTCGCTACAGCATACTTAACGACCGCCGAACTGGTTACTAACCGCTGAACGACTGCCTCATACGCACCTTTGTTCAAGGCCTCTATGATATGCACCCACGCTTCATTTAGCGCGGATAATCGCATAGTTTCGCCTTTGCCTAATTTCTTGTAGGCATTAGACCGATTAACAGCAAACGGTTTGTCTATGCGACCGCGTGTCAATCGACACATGATCGCAAAGTTTTGGTCATAATTATCAACCGTTGGCGTTTCTGAGCGATCTTGGAGCGGGTTGTACTGGACACCCGACTCCGCGCCTAATTGTCTAACAAATGATACTGTCATTGTTATTTAGCCTTGGCTTTTACACCTGTTGTAACGCCGCTTTCAACTACTGGATCGACCACTGGGTCAACCACGTCTAACACAGGGGCGGCATCTTCCATTAAGCTGATTTCAATCAACGCCTCGCGTCGATTTAGCTCGGCGATTGCCTCTGCATCACTGACAAAGCGGTGTAGCTCGTCAATAGATGCAAAATTAATCAGCGTGCTTTTGCCGCTGTCGTCATAACAGGGTGTTAAATGCACACCTTTGAAAACGACAGGGAAATCAGCCAGATTCGTCACCGTAAGCGACAAAGGGAAGCTTTCTGGAGAAAATGACTTGTTGACGCTTTCACTTGCACTAATGCCAGCAAGTGCCGCAAGACCAATAATCAGAGAGATTTTTTTATATTTTGTATTCATGTTACTTCATACCTGTCAGCGTCAATTTAGCGAAAGCTAACGCGCTTTGTTTGTGTGGGTTTACACGCATGAAGTCTTTGCGGAAATAATGAACACCGCTGTCAGCATTCTTTGTTTTCCCGACTTCAATCATGATTGGCGAAACTGACTGACCAGCGACCAAACCTGAGCGAGCAACATCTTGAGATTGACCGATTAACAGAACTTCTGCACTGGTAACTCCGCTGCTGGTAGTTTCTGGTTGATCTGGGTCATAGTAGACTTCAAACTGACCATCAAGAGTACCTAAGCGATAGATAGATGCACGCGCTCTGATACCAGACGGAACAAAACGACCACCCATAACCAGATTATTTAGCCATGCTGCAACGGTTTTGTTTACATACAAGTGAGTTACGCCCGTGACGTTAGTTCTTACCGCCATATCTTGAGACGCTACCGCCAAAGGAATGGAAATGTCCTGCATGTTTTGTCCACGAGTTTGTGCGCCCGTGTCTAACCACAAGCCCATATCCCATGTGTACGGGTAGCTTGCTGCAATACGTCTTGCATACTGCAATGCAGATTTATGATCTTCGTTACCAAGCTGTAACTGCATTGAACCCATCAGGTTAGACATTGAGTCCAGGCCAACTTCTCGCGCTAACTGTGCGCTTGCATCGATACCAACGGTAACATTACCGCGTGTTACATTAGCTAGAAACGTGTAATCAGTAGCGATTAAATCAATTTCAGAAATCAATTCAGGCTGTCTGTTGAAGTCAATTTGACCTTCTACCAAAACAGCTACGCCCACATCAAGATTAGGTGTTGAAGTAAGCGAATACACACCTGTGTCGTTGTTGATCGTACCGCCGATTTGATAAGTAGTGCTTGCCAGCGTTACCGAACCACTGATAGTCGATGATGTGTCGGTTTTGCTAATTTCTTTAGCGACTGGAATACCGCCAACATAAACAACCGCCTGACCTTTAACCAGCTTTGCCGCAGTCGCGCCATTGGCTACTGTTTCGCATGTTTCGCTGGTTAATTGCACGCTGGTAATTTGACCAGCATGAGTACCTACGCCTAACGCTACAGTGTTTGCCGCTGTTGAAATTCTGTTGCTTTTGAAAAAGCGTTTACCAGAATGTACGCCATCCATGTTTTCATTGGCTGCATAACCACCGTTTTTTAGGTGCGATTGATGCTCAACGATGATTAACTTACCTTCACCCGATTGAATATCAGTAGGAACCTGCATAATCCAAGGAATAGCGCATGTAAATGTGTTTTGCAATGAAACGATTGCGCGATTAATCTGCAATGAGCCGTTGTCTGGCGATACGTTGGTCGCGCTGTCCAAGAAGCTGTCAGTAAATCCCGTTGCAATTTGAACCTTGCGCTGACCTTCGTGTGTAAACTGATATGCAACATCGACCGCTTGAGCGATTAAGTCAGGAGAAGGCTCTTGACCGTGTGCATCTTCATAACGAGTGATTGAGTCCAGCAACGCCGTAGTTAAGCGCAACCGATCACCAGGATCCAGTTCTTCGTAAAGTTTTGATAGCTTTTCAGGCATGACGATAGAGCCGTGACCAGCAATAGACTCATTGATTGCTGTGTTCGCGGTCTCTACGCTGTCTAAAAAGTCGCCTGTGTTGTTTACCTCGCCTAATTTTGAGGTATCACGCAAAGAAGAATAAAAGGCAACCGCCCCAGTCTTCATGCTTTCAAGATTAGTTTTTCGCGGGGCTTTAATATGTTTACCCATTTTATTTACCTGTGTGTGTGAAAATTTGAGGCCCTTTGTGGGCTAGGTAAATTATGAGCGGGTGGTATACGGGCAAAATGCGGGTTTTTCTTTTTCGATGGGCATAAAAAAGCCCGTGCTGTGACGGGCTTTTGTTTCTTTATCTCACGGCTTGTATTCAAGCCGTTAGATTAGGCGGCAATGTCTTTGTCAATAATATCAAATATAAAAAGCAAGTGACTCAAGCACTGACCACACGCCGATACCTGCTAAGCACGCCAACCCTATTATGAATGAGGCTACCTGAACGCCATATAGAAGCGTAGGGCTTTTGATTTTAACTCCAGTTGGCTTGATAACCTCGCTCTCAATAGTAATTCTGCTTATGTTTACCGAGGCCCATGTTGACAATATGCTGATAAAAAACAGCACAATGCCCGTTATGTAAGCGATTGCCAGTTGATAGCAGTCAATGCCGCCGTCCTTGGCCAGTATGAGTAGCATGGCCAAGCCCGCCATTGATAAGTTCATGATGCACTTATCTTGCTCAATATTTATTTTGTGCCACGCCAAGCACCCCGCGTGATGTAGTGATGTTTCTCTGTCCAATGTAAAACTCCAATTAGTTATGCGACATCGGCAAACAAGTCACCGACCTTTGTCATTAATGACTCGACCTGTGATCCTTTCCCGCTTACTTCGCTTTGTATATATGCAACGCCCTCAAGAAAAAGTTGTGCTATCGCATCCCAACTATCAGGACTAGATAGTCCCTGCCTTCTCATTTCTTCTTTACTTTCTATTCTGTACCTAGCCCTTTCATCAAAATGATACGGGATGCGTGACGCTTGGTCTAAAATCTCTTTGCGACACGGCACATCTGCGGCAATGCCTAAACGCCCCTCTTTAGCCGCCCGTGAAGCGCAAACAATAGCTTGACTTCTTAAGTTAAAAAAACGCTCTCTATTGTTATTCTGAAAACACGGCTTACCCCAATAAACCCGCTTAATATCTGGTAGCCCAAGTGTCTCTAATTGCTGACAAACAGCAACCCCCATGCCGCCAGCATCAACGATAGTGGTGCAATTTTCTAATTCAGCGGTTGCCCTAAAAATATCTCCCGTTAAATCCTGAATGTTTCGCGTGTTTGACCATATCGGCACTGAAATAATCTGTACACGCCGTGCATCCGAGCCTGTATCACCATAACCAGACACTAACGCGACAATCGCTACCGATTTATCACGGTATTCACCCGCCCCAACGTCCACCGACATAATCACGCCGTAAGCATCCGATTCACGCATGACGTTACGCCCAAAACACGCCTCAATCTCTTTTCTGCCTAACAGGTTGCCATCTGTTTTATCGGGGAACTGCCCTAATACCTTAATGGTGTACTCAATTTCAGTATATTCGAGCTTCTTTTCACGGCAAAAATCCAAAGATACCCGTGGGGATTCCTCTGAACTCATCACAAAGGTATTCCATGCCCCACCCTCTTTTTTACTTAATGAGTGATGGGTATCGTAAAAATACCCGCTTGATTTAGTTGGCTGACTGGTTAATAACATACGGTTTCGTTTATCAGTCAACGCGCCCGTTAGCACCTTATAATGCTCATCTGGAATACCCGATGCTTCATCTGCAATAAGTAAATACCAATCCCTGTGTTGCCCTGCTAAATTCTCACTGCTACCACGCGGCGCGGTCTTAGCAAAGATGAACCATGTTGCCTTGAATCCAATAACATAAACTCGTTCTGCTTCAATAACAAAATACTGACATACCCACGCATGGGGAGTTTTTTCAACGTGGTTCTTAATGTCGTTTATTTCTTTCCAAGCAATATTGCGCACCTGTTCTATTTTAGGTGCTGTTAGCATGGTATTTGAACCGTGATAGCACAATAAATGCCATAACGCCGCAACCGCTATTAATCTGGATTTACCTATACCATGCCCTGAACTAACCGAAGTACGAGAGCCAACAGGGACTACAGAATTATTCAAATCATATTGTTGCGGCGTAGGTATTGTTCCGCATACTTCAATTGAAAAGGCGTTTAGGTTATTAGCATACCTTTTTACAAATTCAATATAACGAATATCACTAAGGATTGTTTTTACTGCCATATTTAATTAATCCATTCACCACTTTTTAATTGCGCCAATCGCTCAGGTAATTCATCGCGTTGTTGTTGTATTTTTTCAAGCCCTTCTTGTAGTATTAAATCCAATTCATCTAGCGAAACAACCATATCAACATCTCCCGATACCTCAACAGTTTGCGCTGGTCTTCCAAAGCCGCGATCCAGTAATTCTTTACCTGCTTGTATTCTTTCGCTTATGCGTGGAGGCTCATCTGATTCTACTGTGCAATTTAAAACTGACACGAAAAAATCTATAACATCATCACCATATTGCGCGGCATACTCTTTCATTGAACGCGTTAGCTTGTTGGGAGAACCAGCAGGTCTACCCATACTCACAGGTACTATTTTTTTTGGATTTCCGCTAATTGACTCCTTATTATCCCCTGTGCGTTCGTGTGCGTTTTTCGCTGGTTCTGTGCGTTTTTTTTCGCTTTTCTTTACCCATCCTTCTTTAGTTGAACGGCGAGATACGGTAGTATGGGAAACGCCTAAAAACCTTCCTATCGATACATAATCTCCCTTGCTAGACCCCTCCCATTTTTCCCTTGCTTTTGCCCACTCATCGCTTGATAATTTTGCCATTAAATTACCCCAAATTCATGAAGCCGTCTCTTTGCTAAAATATAGGCATTACTAGCCAGTTCTGGAGTTTCAAAATAACCTAAATGCTTTAGTTTTTTATCTATCCCTATAACGGCTTGAAATTTATTATGACTTTTTTTAAAGCTAACACCAAGAAAGCCAGTTTTATTATTTTTAGCGCATCTTCTTTGGTTTTGCTGATTCTCAGCATGATTCGCTAATCTCAAATTAACCATCCTATTATCGTCTGTAATTCCGTTAATATGATCTATTTGTTTGTCAGGCATAACGCCATGAATATAAAACCATGCCAATCTATGTGCAAAATATTGTCCATAATATATTCCAATAACTAAATAACCTTTTCTATTAGACGATGCTACTTTACCGCAATATTTTGAGTTCCATGTATTAAATCCTCTTTCACTTGCAAAATGATGTAAAGGTCTTTTTTTCCAAATAAAAATACCTGTATCTTTGTTATAATCTATACATTCCTTTAGATAATCATGTGTTATTTCAATTACCTTTTCTTTTCTTACAATTTTTTTTCTATTTGCGGATATTTTTTCCTTATTTTTTATTCTATATTCCGCATTTTTGGCAGATATTTTTTCTTTGTTGGCAATTCGATATTCTTTTTTTGCTATAGCCTTTTCTTCTTTTGTCTTAGCCACGCTTCCTCCTTTCAAGGATGCTCATATCAATCTGCTTGGCTTTTAATGGCGCACGGCTTTTTGTTTCCCTGCTATGAAACCTGTAAAACATTGGGTTAGTCTCCCAGTCAACACGAGCAGTTGAAATAAGGTTGATAGGGGTTGATTCTGTGGCCTGCCTAGCATAAAGCAACGCAGATTCTAAGTAATGAAAGCAACCGCTTTGAGCGAATAACAGAATATGTCTTGCTGACTTATATGCACTGGTATCTTTGCTTTGAAACGCATCGTTATACCTGCCCATAATTTCATCAATTAGGCTTGCCTTGGCGGTTTTTTGTAAGTGATATTTTGAGACATCCTTAATAGCTCTCTCAATGCTGTAGACAGCCTCTTTATAGTCCTGATTAGCTGATTTAAGTCTGCCATCAATTCCGCCGCACGTTAGCTTCTTAAATGCTTCCGCCAAACAAAATGGCAGGCTGAATACATTGCTGACACCAAACGGATCGTACTCGCCAAGTTTAGAATAAGGACTGCTCATTAATTACCCCCATCTATTTTAAAAATATCAACATTAACGCCTGTTGATTTCTTTGCAACATCACGAAAACAATTAAATCGTCTTAATTGAGAATTAATTGATCCTGACTCCATCGCAAAATCATCAACAACCCTTACTAGAGATGCTCCAGATTTAATATCATTGTCAAAATCTGGATTTATATCCCTTACCTTATCCAATGATGATTTTATAACACTGGCATATTTAATTAATTCATTTGCAACAGTGCCAATAGTTATTATTTTACCATGAATAACCCGCATGACATTCATTTGCTCAATAGTATTATGCTCTAATTGGTCATATATCCATGCGCCAATCTGTCTATCGTTTTTAATATCAATATCTGTTTCAAAGTCATCTGATAATCCAAGCAAATAATCGGCTGCTACTTTGTATATGGTTGCCGCGCCTCTGATAATCTTAATGTCTGGAATAAGTCCGTCGGTACAATGCTCAAACTGACAGAGTTTTTTTTGGCTAATTCCCAGTAATTTAGCCGCCTTACCCTGGCTCATACTGCATAACTCCTCGCGGGCTTTTTTCATTCTATAACCAATAATTACCAGCGAATCCTTACTTACAGTGTCGCCATCCTTGCCCTTTTTTAATTCAAGAATCTTTGCTTTTCGCTTTGCTAAATCCAGTGTTGGAAGGAACGCCTCATAATCGCTTGCAGAGCATCTTATTAAAAATCCCGATATTTCTGAGATGGTTATCTCACTGTTAGATATACCCACTTTTTTATCTTCTTTTTTAAGATATTTTGATTTTCTATCGGCTCTAAATTTATCAACAGCATACCCAATCTTTCCGCTGCTGCTTTCAATAAAATAACCTTGTGATTCTACAATTGTAATGCTTGACTCTGCCATTATTTTAACCCTCTTGATTATTATTGATTTTTTCTAATGTTTTATCTAAATCCAATCTATCTTGATACTTTATTTTTAATATCTCAATTAAGCTATCAATAGTATCTTCGTGATCTCCGATGATAAAACCGCTATCACCTTCCTTTAGGTGGTAGCGGATATTTACAGAAAACGAACTCACTACAAGGCCTCAAAATCGCTGTTTAAGGCGTTTTCTTTATCAGTCGGTGCATTGAGCTTATCCAGATAGCTTTTAATCGCCTGAGCGTCGTATTGTGCCTCCATAGCATCAAAAAACTCATCGACCGCATCATCTAGTGCAATACTGGCTTGCTGAACCCCTTTTTTATCAACAACTGCATTATTAAAATTTTCTTGAGCGATATTCAGCGCATTACGCGCTTTTTCTACTCTATCGGTCATGCTTCACCTCGATTAATCATGCTGTCCCTTATGTGAGTCCTGCAATTCGCCGCACTTTCGCCAATCCATTTATCGGCATTCCTTAACGCTATGCCTTTGTGAAAAAATAAGTATTTCCCCTTGGCCTTGACGTTTAGCATCTCACCCTGTGCCGAAAAGTATTCATGCGGGCATAGCTCTGACAACATGCACTTGTAATTTCCATCCACCCCGTACCACTCGCAAAAATAGTTATTCAGCTCTTTCGCCGCGTAAATATCACGACCATCCGCGCCGTATCTGCTGATAAATTCACTGGGATCGGCAATCAGCTCATCAAAAAATCGTCTCACTATGTGCTTAAAATCAGCATACCTATCACTCGCCCCATCTTCTGTTTTCTTGATGTTTCGGCGACGTATAGCCTGATGGTCTGATGGTTGCCATAAAAGCCACCAGTTACGACGACCAATCACGCCAAGCAGATGCTCGACAGTACCCGAATAAATAACCCCAACATTGGGGCGTTCTGATTGATACGTTTCTATCATGCTACCTCCACGCTCATTACTTCCTCGTAAACCTGCATCTCTAATTTGTGCTTAATCGCACCATTCAGCCTTTCAAAAGCCATTTGCACAGAGTCCCATTCGCTAAAAGTCACATTGATTTTGTGCTTGTGGGCATACGCCATGATTTGACGTAGCGTTGGGGCAGGATGTTCTTTTGGGTGGTTTACAGTAATCGTACTCATTGCTTAACTACCTCGATTTGTTGTTTTGCATTAGCCAGAATATCCCGTTTATGAGCCTGTGTTTCTCTATTACGAGCCATAATGTCCTGTTTTATTTCTTCCTTTGTTGCTACAATTTCCTTAGACGGGCAATCATTCACTAGCCCTAAATCAGCTTTAAGTTCTGACAACACAGACAATCCTAGTCCGCTTGTTTGCTTCAACGGCTTGGCAATGGCTTTTTGCTCCTCGTAGTGTTCTGGCAAAAACTCATCCCAGCCGCTTTGCACTAAATGTTCATAAATTGGTCTCACCATCTCTACGCATTGCTTGGTTGATGAAGTCTTGAACAGAAAAGAATCAAAGCCTTCTGACTTGGCAACTGCAAACACCATCGGGTGTTGATAGCGACTTGCAATACCGCCTTGTCTTGGCACTGAGTTAGCAAGGATGTTTACTATTTGCTCAACAGGGAGTGCGTCAGACTGAGTGGCACATATTTTTCTAAATTCAGGTAATGATGGCGGCCATTCATAGGCTTTTAAAATCAGCACATCAAAACCGTGCTTAATATGCCCAACTGTCATTCCAGCTAATCCAGCTTGCCAAGTTTTTGCTGCATCGGTTAAAAATCCGTTTTCATCCACTGCCTGCCCTAAGTGCGAATGCCATTTATGCCCGTAAATTGATAACATTCGTTTCCAGACATGCGCTATGATCTTGTCGCTGGGCGGTTGAGTCGATGTACTCTCGCCGCTCACTGGCTTCGATTCGTTCAATGCCTCGCTGTGCTTCATCGACGAGTGAAGGTTTTCTACCAGTGACAGGATAGGTTTCATTGTTTCGATTTTTTGTGGCATAATTCTCACCGTTATTTTTTGAATTGATTTTTGAGCCTCGATTGGTGTTCGCTGCACTATCGGGGCTTTTTTGTGCCTGTAGTTTTTTGTTTCTGCTTACCCAGATTTTTACAGTGGCTTTCCAGCTTTTCATTTTGTTTTTAGCAACCATCCAGCCATTCGACTCGTAGTAATTCATGAAGTCACCCGCGTCTATGTGTGATTCAAGACCCTCGGTCACGATGAACTCAATAACCTCTGTCAGAGTTGGCGGCTTAAAAATTTCACGCTTAGGTTTTTCAATTTTCTCTTGCGGCGATTTATCGCCTATCTCTTGATTTTTAATATCTGTATTTGTATCTGTATTTGTATCTGTTTCTTTATGGTTACAATTCCGTTGTAACGTTTCGATAACGTCCGTTGTAACGTTCGCTATAACGTCCGTTACTTTTTCCCTGTTTTTCCATCTTGCCTCGGCTGATTTCTTGCCAGCGTCGGATGCTTTGGTTGATTTTTCTCTAACTTTTTCTAAATCAGCCTCAATTCTTTTGTGAAACCACATTCCGTTATCGTCTACGTTAAAGAAGTGTTGTAACGTTTCGATAACGTCCGCATAACGTTCGTTACTTATTCGCGTGATTGCCTTAATGTGTTTTTGGTTAATCGGCTTCCCTGTTTGCCAATAATTCATGATTAAAAGCAGGTACGCACCATGCTCATCAGTCTCTAAGTGCATGGTGTCCGACAGGTAATCAGCAACATAGAGCTGGATGTATGGTAAAGCGGCCATAATTACCCCCAAACCGCATTAGGATTAACGCGGCATTTTGATTTGTGTGTTGCGCTAAACCTTGTGTCATTGCATCTAGGGCAAATTCTCATCCCGACCGATACATGACCGACGCCAATAGCCTCTCTTTTCGCTATTGCCATGTGGTTTCCCATTTGTGCAACCCTTTTTTTAGTCATTTAGTCACCCACTACAAAGGAATACTTGCCATTAAATTTCTTGCACTTACGCGGGGCTTCGTCACTCAATGGGCGACCACCAAGCTCATAGTTAAAAAACGCCGAATTGATGACGATTGACTCTCTTTGGGCTAGTTTTTCATCCCATACGGAACAGGTCCCGTTATCGCCAAAATCGTCATAATGCCCATTGCTGGAAAAGCTCTGGCACTGCCCGCAGGTTACTTCTGCCAATTCGCTCATACCGCACCACCAAAAACATCATCCAGCGTGGTGTTAGCTCCTTTTTCAATTTCGTCTGCCAAGTATAAAATCGGTACGATGACGGCGAAAATGAACAGCGATAGCGACCAAATGCCTAACTTCATTAATGGATTCATATTGCCGCCTTATTTCTTGCCAATTTGCGCAGACGTTTTTCTTCTGCCTTGGCGTTAAGTTCTTTGTTTTTTGTTTTTGATGGTCTTGGCGGCTGTCTTTTATAAAAGACGGTCCCGCGCATGATTGGCGTAGCAAAGACTGACCTCATTAATGCCATGTGCAGCCCTATTGCTTTTCTGTCGATTTTCATTTCAACACCTCAGTTTTCAGTAATTTCATAACAGCGATTAACGCCCTCTTCTTTGCTTTTTCGATAAGTAGCCGTGCGATTACTACTTGAATTTCGATTCCTATCGGGAGGTACGGCATTCTTCTATTAGTCAAGTGCATGGTTAATCCTTGATTCCAAGTGCGATTAATACCGCCATTATGCGTTCTGAGTTTTCACCACGCTCCAGGTCGAGTTCACGATATAAACGCCCTAGGTGAGCCTCTACTGTGTTTTCACTGATATTCAAATCACGCGCGATACCTTTGTTTGATTTGCCCATACAAACAGCAACCCAAACATCTATAACGCGCGGCGTAAGTCGCTTGTATGACTTCAAAATATCTTCTTCGATTACTGCCATTGTCTTGCTCCTCTTTGGGGTTTCCCGTTAATGAATATTGCGTAACGGTTAAGTGGAATTGTTGGTTTTTGTAAAACGCCTAGAATATTTGCTAAGCGTTTAGAGAATTTATTTTTGGACGCAATGATTCTTTAGCTACTAAGCCGTTACATGATTTTTCTAAGGATTCTGCGTAGTTGGTTTCACCAGTGTATTCAGTTCTAGGGGGTTTTCCGTTCTTATGCCATTTCATTACAGCCTTGCCAGACACGCCACAGGCTCTACCTATAGCGTCATAGCTTCCAAGGATGTCCTTAACTTTCGTTAGGTTTTCTGAGTATGTGTTCATGAATAAATCCGATTTAATAAAAAACAGTGCAAATATTAGAACCAATAGTTACCTTTTGTCAAGAACTGATTATTACCATGCTTTAGCGTAAACTGAACCAATGGTTACTGATAATGAAAAACAAGCGTTTTCTAAACGATTAAACGCAATACTCGATAAAGCAGGAGTCCCGCCAAAAGGAAAGGGACGACAGCTTGAGCTTGGAAAAATGTTCGGGGTATCTGATAAAGGTGCTAGAAAGTGGATAGAAGCCGAAGCAATACCAGCCATGACAAAGCTGACTGAGATAGTCGCTAGGTTTAAAGATACTGGCGTTACTATCGAATGGTTATTGACTGGAAATGACGCTTATTCGCCAAATCAGACTTTTGAAATAGCTCCAAGACTAGCGATTGCAAAGAGAATACCTATAGTCGGAACGGCTAAACTGGGTGATAACGGATATTTTGTGGAACTGGAAACACCAACAGGATTTGGCGATGGATTTATCGAACACGCAACACGCGATGAAAACGCCTATGCGGTCCGTTGTGTCGGTGATTCGATGAAACCAAGGATTAGAAACGGTGAATTCGTGATCGTCTCACCGAATCAACAACCGATTAGTGGCGATGATGTGTTGATTCGGGATAAATCAGGTCGGGTGATGGTGAAAACACTGCTTTATATTCGTGATGACAAAGTTCATTTGCTGTCGATTAATGAGGCGCATCCACCACAATACATTGAGTTGTCGCAGGTTGAAATTATGCACTATGTCACTGCGATTGCCCCAAAGACCGCGTTTATTCGTGAGTAATATTAGAAAACTGCATGATTAGACTGGCTCGAATTGTTAGCGTATTGGGAAAAGCGGGCGAATAATTGACAGCATGGCTATTTGCAGCCAAACTAACTTCTTTTAAACTCAGCTAACTGGCAACACTATGACCCCAGCCTCCTTTCAGATTATTTATGATGGTTCGGCACTAGAGAATCATGAAATGGATGTGAATGACCTTGCCCCTGCATTATTGGCTATTGGTGGCTTAATGGAGGAAGTAGGTAATAGCCTGTATGGTGAAAAATTTAAAATATCTGTCAGCGTCAAAGGATCATTTAAAACAGGTTGTTTTGGTGTCGAGATGATTGCTCATGCCAATAGCCTTATCCTTGAAGCCATTGATATATTTAATAATGCCAACACCACGGCGGTATTAAGTGCAGCAGGTCTTATTGGTTTGGTTAAATCATCAGGCGGCACATTGATTGGGTTTTTACGTTGGGCAAAAGGACGCAAGGTAGCCAGCACAGAAGTTATTAGTGACGGCATAGTCAGAGTGTTCATTGACAGTGAACATTATGATATTGAGCAAACCGCTTTGGAAATGCTCAAAAATTACAAAATTCGTAAGGCATTTGACGCATTGATCAACGTTCCCTTAAGTAGGGATGGCATAGATTCATTTGCTGTTATTGACCCGCAACACCCACAACAGCCAATTTTGCATATTGAACGTGCAGAAGCGAATTACTTTGTCGCTCCTATGCCTGCTGATGAAGAAATTAACGACCAGACAACCATCGTTAGCCTGCAAATTATCAGTGCGGCATTCGCTGAGGGGCACAAGTGGAAGTTTTCCGATGGAACATCAACATTTTATGCGGAAATTTTAGATGAAGGCTTTATCCAGCGCGTACAAGCCAGTCAGGAAGTGTTCGCTAAAAATGACATCCTAAAAGTAAAACTGCATATTAGCCAATGGCTCACAGGACGCGGAATGCGCACCGATTACACCATAAAAGAAGTTATTGAGCATCGCTTAGCGCAACGACAAATTGATTTGTTTGTGCAATTACCACCAGAATAATTAAAAATTATTTCACCAACCTAACCAAACCAGCCTAACCGCTGGTTTTTTTGTGCCTGAAAATCTAGGTAGGTAACTTTTTGTGCCAAAAGGTAACTTTTAGTTCTTGACATTAAGTAACTAACAGTTCTATACTTTACCCGTGCTTGAGATTATTCAAATACGGCTCTTTAACATCGCTAAACAGATTCAAATACATTGCTTGTAATCCTTTGCGCCCAACTAAATGATTTAGTAGGTGTATCAATCCGAAGATGGATAGGCAACCGCATTACACACTGGTGTTTGTATCGTCACGGACGAATAGAAATTTAATCGCTACCCATTCTAGCGGGTGGGTAGTGAGATTAAGTTTTTAAAACATAGTCGATGCGCGATTATGCTTATATCTAGCCCACTGGCGACGGTGGGCATTTTTTACGCTAAACAGAATAACAAAAGACTTAACTTCCAAGATATTTGCTTGGTATCTATGTAATAAAAATTTCACAGGGGTCTCTAATCCTTGACTAATTTAGCCAAAAGCTAAGTTAGATGGGTCACGGTTGCAGGCTCAATAAACTATCAATCCATTCTAGGCCTGTCCCTGACATATTACGCGGCTTAATGATGGCAATCCCTAGAGACTTAAAAGGTGTAGGGAAAATTGATGGAGCAACCAAATCACAATTCAATCACATTATGAAGTATTAGGAGACATTATGTTTTTCAAAAATCTAAGCGTGTTCAGATTAACTGAGCAGTTTGATCGCACTGCCGATGAGCTGGCAGAAAAATTACAGGCATTCGCATTTAAGCCGTGCGGACCTCATGACGAAGTATCGGCGGGGTTTGTGCCTCCTGTTGGTAGTGAGTCACTGATTCACTCAGTAAGCGACTACATGATGGTTTGCCTTAAAAAGCAAACCAAAGTGTTGCCGTCATCAGCAGTGACGGAGGCCTTTAGTGAAAGATTAAAATCGCTTGAAGACGAACAAAAAAAGTTATCAGCAAAAGAGCGACGCGAGCTAAAGGATGAAGTTGTTTTTGAATTGCTCGCAAAGGCATTGACGACCTCAAAGCTTATTTATGCCTATATTGATGTAAATAGTGGTTTTATCGTCATTGACTCAGCATCCAGTGGCGTAACAGAGGACATACTTAGTATGTTACGCCGAAGCTTGGGGTCGCTGCCGTGTACAGCGTTAAATCCTGTTTTAAATCCGTCAGTGGTAATGACTGATTGGCTTAATGCAGGCACTTACCCTCAATTAGTTAATATTGATATGGATGCGGTTTTCAAGTCAGTAGACGACGAAGATAAAAGCGTTATTAGATGCAAGCATCAGGAGATGTTCTGCGATGAAATTATTGGCCATTTAACTGCGGGCAAAATGGTTGCAAGCATTGCACTTACTTACAACGACCGCATGAGTTTCATGCTGGATGATACGCTGACCATTAAAAAACTGAAGTTTCTTGATGCTGTTTACGATGACGTATCGGTTGACGACATTGAAACACCTGAACAACGCTTTGATGCCGATTTTGCAATTATGACGGGGGAATTAACGCCACTTATTAATGCAGTGATTAGCTGGTTTGGCGGCATCGTAGAATAGCCGCTAAATATACATGGTCGGCATATCCGACACAACACCACAACCGCTGATAGCAAGGCGGTTTTTTTATGTCTGGAGTTTTTTATGCTTGGAAAAATTCACGGCTTCAAATTTTCACAACGCCGCCGCCGAAACCATATTTTAACGTGGCTTTCAACACGGTCTTACCAATCAGATTTACACAGGGTGACTTATGAGTGACATAAAACTAGATGAACATGAGCAGTCTTTATGCAAAGACGATCCAATTGATAACCCGATTCCAGACTGTATTGTAATAGCAGCAATACTTATTCTTATCTCGGCTTTCATGTTTTTACCAATGGCAATATTCGGAGGTGAGTGATGTACCAAACCATAGCAGAGCGCAAAAAATTGGCCATGCACTTAGCTGGTCTGGACCATAAAAACAACCCAGTGAAACATTATAGTCCGCCATATATTGAACGGATTATTTTCGTGTCATTGATAGCTTTGATTATTGCGTCATGAAACCGATTGAGCGGCCCGACGGTGAGAGACAAAAGGCAACGGGCTTTGATATTGCCAAGTTCAAGGCAGCAATGGCGGATAAGGGCATTCCAGTAAAAGAAGATTATTTAAGCAATGGCAAGGCGTACCGACTTGGGGAAATTGACCATAAAAACGGCGTGCTTCCAAGGTATCAAGATAATGCAAGTTACATGGATGGCTGGAATAGCTACGAGCCGATAATTATCGCGCGAACCGTAGGCGGTAAAAAAAAGCAATACTCGCTCGCAGAAGTCACTTATCACCATAAATTACCAGAATGGTATTCAAGCATTTCGGATGCCCTTTATTACTCACGGGTAACTGAAAACACTTTGTTTATTGACAGGATAAATGAGCATCACATAAAGCTTGGTACATTTGAAGAAAAAATAGCGCGTGATTCCCTGATTAAGCCCGATGTTAAGCGACTTTATCAGTCAACGATAGACGGCGGTATATCAACATCAACAGACGGCGGCATTACTTGGCTTAACGGCGGGGTTATGAGTTCGTCGCTCATTCCCGTTATTGAGCGTCGAATCGAATACCTTGCTGGCACTTCATATAGACGATGGATAACAGTCGGGCATAAGGCTACCGAGGCTGAGCTTAAAAAAGGCTCATTAACAAAACTAAAGCCGCCACCACCCACAAAGCCCGCTGAGTTCAATGAGTTTGAGTGGTGGATTAGGCACATAAAAAGCAGCGAGCGAGCGGGAAACACGTTAGCACTATCAAAAAGAGTCGATGACTACCCTCAGGATGAGCAGGAATACCTGCTTAAAAAAAGCAGTTGCTTTAATGAGTGGGAGCTTGAACAGCTACACGCCAATAGAGAGCTTTATTATAGCGACTATGGCGAGGTTATTGGATGGCGATGCCCCTGCTATTACGCAAGGCTTTCAGCACACCAAAAAGCAGTTAAACAATACGAAAAGGCCCTTGAAAAGTGGGCAAAACTTTAAATTTAGGAGTTAGTTATGTCAGCAGTAATGAAACAACAACAGCAACAACAAGCAACCGCGCTTGCACCGTTAGAATCATTAAAGCGGTCCCTGTTCCCGCAAATTAAAGCTCTCGTCCCTGATGATGAGGCTATGGCAAAGTCACTATTTGCATCCGCTGTGCGCCTTGCCAGTGACCCAAAAATCATGGCGTGTACGCAAAACAGTATTATCAATTGCTTTACCCGCGCCATTGACCTTGATTTAAACCTAGACCCTGCCTATGGCGAGGTTTATTTCATCCCTTACAAAGACTGGCGTGACGGTAGCGTAACAGAGCTAACCGTACAGCTTGGTGCAAAAGGTCTGGCAGCTATGGCGCAAAGTCTTGGCGGCTGGCAAATACAGATTATTCCCGTGTTCAACTGTGACACTTACGAGGTTAAAAAAGTATTTAAAAATGGATGGATGGAAACGGAAACCACCCTTGAATTTAACGAAGCAGAGCGTGAGCTGCACATACATGACCAAGCATGGGTTCACTTGAACCTGCGGGCCATTGTCGCCACCGCACGGCGCAAAGAAAATGGTGAGTGGGTAACAATCAGTCTTGAGCCAGCGATTACACGGAATGAAATTGAACGTCGTCGCATGATGTCAAATAATCAAAAGTCATACCCAAAAATGGAAGCTGGTAAAAGGGCCAGACTAGAGAGCGGTCTGCCCATAGGCGTATGGCAAGATCATTATCTGGCGATGGCAGAAAAAACCGCATTAGCGGCAATGGCCAGAAAACTGCCGAAAAATAAAGGCACTGAAAAACTGTTGAATACGCTTAATAGCGATGCAATTGACTCTACATCAACCGTTATTGATGACAGGCAGGTTGCTTTGCCAGTCCCTGCGAATCAAGACAAACCCATCGAGCATCTTATTCCTGCTCCTGAACCTGCACCTGCACCTGATTCAGTACAAGATCACTCTTCACGCGACGAAATGGCCGATGATGCTGAATTTACCGATGTGCAGAACTTTGACAGCCCTGTCAATGTTGACATTGAAACGGGTGAGATACTTGCTCAGTCGGGCGGTGAAAAAACCGCCGATGATGTGGCCAATGAGGTTATAAGCAAGCCGCTAATCACATTTACCGAAGAAAAATACCTCAAAGGCGCGTTGGCTGCCTGCAAAAACAACAAGCAGTTGACAGAGCTTTGGGAAACGGTCCCCGCCGAACTGCAACAAAAGTACCAAGAGCAGTTTAACGAACGCCAGGACTTGATGCGCTAGTTAATTGACCTAATCAGCCCGCAGACGCGGGCGCAACCAAGGTAATGCAATGGGTAAAAAAATAATCATTCACTCATGTGAAAATCAAGCTGAAATGCTTGATATTGCCAAGAACTATATTGGTGATAATCCTGTCGTGCAGTGCAAAAGCAATGGGTATCATGGATTGGTAGCAATAATGCGTAATAACAAGTATGTGGGCAGTGTTCAGGAGTCCAGTGTATCAATTATTTTTAAAGGTATTGAAAATGGATAATAACAACCAAATTGCTGAATACAGCAAAACTGAAGCTGAATTGAGCGCGTTGCGAGAAGTTTGCGCGACAACGGTATTCGATGTCAAAACACCTTCTGGTATGAAGCAAGCTGTAAGTTTACGCGCTAAGGTGCGTGGACTAAGAACAAGTGTTGAAAAGTTACGCAAAGAAACTAAAGCTCCTGTTTTGGCTCTTGGAAAGCTTATTGATAGCGAAGCCAATAGAATAACTAACGCGCTTTTCGATTTAGAAAAGCCAATTGATGGTGCTATAAAAGCAGAGGAATCGCGCAAGGCGGAAGAAAAAAAGATTGAAGCTGAACGGGAGGCCAAGGTTCAAGAATGGTTTGATTCTATTAATCAGATACCAATTTGCTACATAGGCGTTTCATCACTGCTAATTAAAGAAAAAATTGAATGGCTTAGCGGCAATGACGACCTACATCCTGATTTGTTTAAATCTCGACTTAATGAGGCAAAAGCAGCAATACTATCAATCATCGAAAAGCTAACGGTTATGCTGCATTTTGCCGAGAAAGGCGAAAATGATAGAGCCGAACTTGCCGAAAAAACCAAACAGCTTGATGAGCTGAGTGTTAAGACCGATCCAGTCCATGAATCAACGGTATCAGTTGATAGTGTTACCAAACCAGCGATTGTTAGCAATGACGATTATCAAGATACGATGTTCGGCCTGTCAAATAGCCAGCTAACGTTTATCAGTACCATTCAAAACTCCAGTGATGTTGCGGTTCGTAACATACGACGCATGGCAGGTGAATTACTTGCATTGCGAACTTCTTATGAGCATCTTTTATGGCTAACCACATCAAGGCCGATTGAGACAGCCCCAAGGCACGGTAAAAACATCCTGTTATCAAATGGCAGAATATGGAAACAGGGCTATCACCATGATAGCGACGGCTGGATAGGCGTTGATAAACCTACCCACTGGCAACCACTGCCAAACACACCAATGCCTCAGGCTGAGGAATCTAACTTAAAAATCGCGGATGACGCGCTAGGAATGTAAATGACTGTACACAGAGATATACCAGAAGTGATTGAAAGATGTAAAGAAAGCACATCGGTTTTGGCAATTTTCCAAGCACCAGAACCACATAAGTTTAATGTACTGTTTGCTGATACCGTGCAAACAACAAAAGACATTAAAGCTGGTCATGACGATAGAGGCAATAAGCTGATTTGTATCGTTAATGTGGGTGATGGCATGGCTGAGTTGGCCGAAAAATTGAAGGCAGAGATATGAGCAATGTCTTTAGTTTTACAGGCCGCGTAGGTCGTGACGCGGAGGTGAGGTATATCCCGTCAGGTGCGGCTGTTTTGAATGTGAACGTAGCACATGATGTTGGTTATGGCGATAGAGCGCAGACGATATGGGTAGAGTGCGCGGTATGGGGTAAGCGTGCCGAAGGGCAGCTTGTAACGTACCTTAAAAAAGGTCAGCAGGTTTTTGTCTCAGGGGAATTGTCACAAAGCACATACAAGGCCAATGATGGCACTGAAAAAACCAAGCTGGTTTTAAATGCCAATATCCTTGATCTGGTCGGCAGCAATGCGCCGCAATCACAAGCCGCGCCGCAATCACAGCACCATACTGATAGAACCCCATCGCCTAATGCACCACCAAGAGATAATTTTGATGAGCCATTTGATGGCGATATGCCATTTTAGGAGTCAGTTGTTAAGTAATCCTTAACAACTCAACAACCAAGCCCTGCTAGTCGGGGCTTTTTTATGTCAAACAAGAGGCAATTTATGGCTGAATCGCTAACAACAAAGCAAGCCGCCAAATTTTTGGGCTGTCACGAAGACACAGTTTATAAGCTGGTTCGTGAGGGTAAAATTAAGGCCTGCAATATCGGGCGTGGGTATCGTTTTTTAATAGATGACCTAAAAGCGCAATTTGATTATGCTATCAACGGCGATAACAGCAACGTGGTTGATTTTGGTAAACGCAAACTGGAGGATAAAAAATGCCAATCTATCAACGCGGGGAAACGTGGTGTCTCGACTATACCGACGCAAGCGGGAGGCGAGTACGCGAGTCTGCTGGGACTAAAATAAAAAAAGAAGCACAAGAGTTACTCAATAAAAAAGTAGCTCAGGTGTTTGAAGAAAAGCGGCTAGGCATAATAACCAAGCCGCGTTACACATGGCAAGAGGCGGTTGTTCGGTGGCTATCTGAACAATCGCACAAGAAAAGTATTCACGAAGATAAAAACCATTTGCGTTGGCTTCATCCACATTTGCATGATACCAAACTGGACGAAATCAATAAAACCATGATTGATAATATCAGGCTTGCCAAGCTGCAAACAGGCGTAGCGAATGCGACTGTTAATAGAATGCTGGCGGTTTTGAGGTCGATATTGAACAGGGCTAAGGATGACTGGGAGTGGTTAGATAACACGCCACGCATTAAGGCAATGCCGATTAAATCAGATCGGGTTCGGTGGCTAACTAGGGCGGAAGCTGAAAGGCTTATGAGTGAGTTGCCTCCACACCTTGAGGCAATGGCGCGGTTCACCCTTGAAACGGGGCTGCGTGAATCTAACGTGGTCAACTTGCAACGCTCACAGATTGACATGATTAGGCGGTGTGCGTGGATTCATGCTGAAAACTCAAAGAGTGGCAAGGCGATACCCGTCGCACTAAGTAAAGAAGCCTATCGCATAGTCAGTGAGCAATTGTCGGTAAATGAAACCTATGTGTTCACCTACGAAAATCACCCCGTTACCCGCGCCAATAATCACGCATGGCGTAAGGCACTAATCAGGGCGGGTATTAAAGATTTTCGCTGGCACGATTTAAGGCATACATGGGCTAGTTGGCACGTTCAGAATGGCACGCCGTTGAATGTGCTTAAAGAGTTAGGAGGGTGGTCTGATTTATCCATCGTCATGCGTTACGCGCATTTATCCAGTGAGCATTTATCGGGTTATGCGGACAATGCAGGTGGGCTATGTGTCACAAATCCGTCACAGTCTGCAAAAAAGGCGTAAATCGTTTTTGTAAGTGCATGATTTTTAAAGCCGATGGGCGGAATCGAACCGCCGACCCACACATTACGAATCTTATACTTATTAAATTAACATAACATAATCAATAACTTGCGGTTATCGCCATTCCTGCAAACCCGTCACAAGCCGACACAACACGATACGACCATAATGCAACCCTACGACACTGTGTCACAAATTTGTCACACCTAAGATTATTTAGTTTATGGCTCGCGTGAGTCATAAAGAAAATTATTTTAACCAACGAACCCGCTATATGCGGGTTTTTTATTGAGCATAGGAAAGAGAATGACATTTCAGGCAATTGTTAGAGAAAGAGAGGATGGCGATTTTGATGTTATTGCTGCAATACAAGTAAGTGGCTTGCAAGATGAGCTAAATTACATCCCTACCCAGTGGGCGAATGAGATTATCGAGTACATGAATAAATGCGCTCCAAATGAAACATTTTCCACGCTTGAACTTGAAAATGTGACGGATGTTATTGAGGGCGACTTAACGGGTATTAATGATGGTAAACGGTGATTTATTTGATGACACAGAACCAGTTAAACCATCGGCAAAGAAAGCAGGTTTTACGCATGACAGCGTTGATAATATTTCTGTTGAATGGTACACGCCTAAATGGATATTTGATGAACTAGGTGTTGTGTTTGATATTGACGTATGCGCTCCAGCGGTTGGTGTTTTTTCCAATGAAACACTTAGAAAGAATGGCGTAAACCCTGCCGAATACATTGGTGGCGTTCCTTGGATTCCAGCTAAAAAGCATTTCGATATTCACACGGACGGATTAATTAGTGATTGGCAGGGTAACGCATGGTGTAACCCACCATACGGTAAATTTACCCCAAAATGGTTAGAGAAAATGCACCGTCACCGCAACGGTATCGCGTTAGTGTTTGCGCGTACCGACTGTGCATGGTTTCACGATTATTGTGCTAAAGCGGATGCAATCCTGTTTATTCAGAAGCGGGTTAAGTTTGTGGACGGCTTAGGCGTTACATCTGGCAACGGTGCAGGTAGTGGCTCTATGTTGATCGCATGGGGAAAAGAAAATGTAGAGGCACTAGAGCGAATGCAAGACAAAGGCAAGCTCTGGATATTGTGATACTTATAACCGCTTCGGCGGTTTTTTATTGCCAAGAGGAAATCATGGGAACCATAGAGCTATTCAAAAAATTATTGACGTTAAAACCGCTATTTCACTTTGACATTGAAGTAGAGAAACGCGATGAAGAAGAACATGCGCATTTTTTTAAAGAATGTGAGCGCAGGGGGCTAATACCCAAGTGGCTTGACTGCGAAGTACCGACAATCCGCGTTACTAACTGTGCGGGGGCCACAAAAATACAAAAGGCTGTCGCTAGGCTTAATAGCAAAGACATGGCCCATATTAACGGCCTGCTGGTTGCCTCTGGCATTAGAGCCTTGAATAAATTTCGGTGTAAAGAGTTCTGCGCCTTATTTGAGCGGGAACGATACTGGGCAAAAAAGAACCGTGATGAAAAGTGGGAAAAAATTTACAGGGCTTTTTCAACGGCAAATGAAATGCAGGTTGAATCAATAATACAAAGCATTAGATAAGAAAAATAAGGGGCAGTCATGCAGGAAAAATTACCAAAGGGCGTGTACAAGGCTAGAAATTGCTATCAGGTGCGCTACAAAAATAAATACATTGGGACCTACCGCACGCTTGACGGGGCAATAACCGCTCGTGAAAAGGAGGAAAAAGACGATCCGATTGTTTACCCTGAAAAGATAGACCGCAGCAGTGAATATATCGAGTACGCGATCTCAAGGGTTTCCAGTAGCTATTATGTCAGGATTGTTAGCAACGGCGCGTCTACTCACATAGGGGCTTATAAAGACCTTAATGTAGCAAGAATTGCTCGTAATAATGCCCTTAGGTCAATGGGCATAAAGGTATCGCTATCAGCAAAAGGAATTGAGCTTATCCCCGATGATCTTAGAAGGCAGCCTTTAAGCAAAAAAAGTGCCTTTGATAAATTGAATGCCAAGGAAGTAAATGCCAAAAGAAAGCCTTTGCCGCATCAAAACATTGTTATCGGCAAACAGGCTTATGAGGTTAAGAAAAAACCGTCTTTTTTGCCCCCGACAATTGAATTTAAACCCGATCCAACGCTTCCAGACTTGACGGGCATAGAGCGCAAGGACGGGGTTTTTTTCCTAGAAGACAGATGGGTAGTATTCATTACAAAAAATGGCATTCAGCATTTATTTGTTGCCACCTCACCAGAAGACGGCAAGGGCATACAGAAGCGCGGCGGGCCGCTTAGATTAAGAGAGGGTAAGGCATGAGCAAGCCGTTGTTAATTATGGTCACGCACCCTAAATACTGGACACTATTACCTTGGATAGAGTCATGCCCATGTAAGCATAAATGCGGAGGATTGCGGTTTACATGGTTGTTTATTGTTGTTATTCGGGGGTTAGTTTGATGGCTCGCGCAGCATATAAAAAGTATGGAAACAAAAAAACAGCGGCATCAAATGGAGTTAAATGCGATAGCGGCAGGGAAGCTAGGAGATACTCTCAACTTATTTTGATGGAAAAGGCGGGGTTAATACAGAATCTTGAAAGGCAGGTGGTTTTCCAATTAATACCAAAACAGCCCCTATCAACTGGAAAGTGTGAGCGGTCGTGTAAGTACATCCTTGATTTCCGCTATACAAAAGATGGCGTAATTATTTATGAGGATAGCAAGGGTAGTCGTACCGCTGATTACATTATAAAAAGAAAATTAATGCTCTGGTTACTTGGCATTGAAATCTTAGAAACTTAGGCTGAAAACAAGGTTATTTATGAGTGAAAAATATTACTGTATAAACGAAGCGTGTAAAAACAGGCATGAATGCAAAAAAAGCATCAGTGTTGTCGGTGAGCGGCAAACGCCCGTTTTTTATTCGGCAAAAAGCCAATTTCATACTTGCAAGCAGTTTGAATGCTTAGATCATCATTTTGATTATGTGCATGGCGAAACAGCACAGCAGTGCAGGGAATGCGGAATGCTTGAAATTGATGCTATTGAATTTAGATTGCCATCGACAGTACAGCCTATTTCAGTAATTAAGACTAAGGTTTTATTTTAAAATTAATAACTTATAACTTGCTCACCTTATTTGTGAGGTGAGCAACAGCTACAGAGGGTTTATGAAAAAATTATTTAAACCGCTTGCCGATGTTAGTGACGATAGTGTCATCCATATCATTAACGATGAGCAAGACAGGTTGGAGGCTATTTCTGATTATGGGTATGACGATTTAGTGCCACTAACCGCCGCTGAGATAGTAGCATTTTTACCAGAAAGCGGATTAAAACTAGATGTTTTGTTGCGGTCTTATGACTTTACAATTGATGTTGATGGTCAAGTATGTGGATTAGTTGCTGGTGATATGGGCTACGAAGACACGGGTATTTTTATAGACGATAGCTGTAAAAACGCCATTAATAAAGAATATACCGCAGACGAATGGTGGGAGTTTGCGCCTTGGCAGGATATGAAAGACGCTCCGCGTGATGGTGTATTTATATTAGTAATTGATAGATTTGTTAATGCACCTATCTCAGTTAGATTTAAAGCAGATAAAGATGGGTTTTTTAATATTTATGGAAACCGTGTTTACTTTGAAAAATGGTTACCACTTCCGCAGGTTGCATTATGATCGACATACCTTTTGATTTAGAACGCGCTAAAGATGGTGATGAACACGGA